CTTGATGATGCTGCCTCATCTTCACCTAATTCTTCAGGTGTTTCGGTATCACTTGTTGAATATTTTTTTAAAATATTAATAATATAATCAACATCATTTCTCATATACTATATATAGTTTTTTATTTAAAAAAGTTCTGATTTTGGTAGTTTTTTGGGGTTAACCAAATAATATTCATTTAGAAAAGAAATGAATTCTTGTTCATCAAATTCATCTTCAAACAAATCACCAAATTCTCCATAATCATCATCATCAAAAAGACCATCCTCTTCCAATGTTTTGAAAGAATTTGTAATGTCATCTAAAAAATCGTAACCAAAATTTTTAATTTCGTCAAATTCAATAGACCCTGTCCTAATTTCATCTTCAGAATCATCAATAGTTCTAAATGTGTATTCTAAAGTTTGGGATGATTCATTTATATAAAATGAAACCAATTCATTAATTTCCATTATCTTATCTTTAGTTAAGAAATATCACAAAAATTTAAAAAATACAGATTAAATGTTATTAAACCTTCTAAACATATCAAGTGATTTATTAACTTGTTCTTGTAATGGTTCAATCATCTCATCATCCAACTCATCTTCTAAGTCCAAAACTTCAATATCACTAAACTCAGGCTCAACTTCAATATCATAATGATGTGAACTATTATCTTTAAATCCCGTTCCCACACACCATTCACATTCTTCATCATTAAACTCATCTCTACCAACACCATTACAAAACTGACAATCTTCTAATTCAGACTGACCAAATGTTCCGTATTCCAAATCATCAGGACCGTCACCAATCATATCTAAAGATTCAAATGTCTCCTCAGGGTCATAAGCCATCCCACTGTAAACATCTTCATTAATATGCATGTTTTTATATGTGGTAACATTATTTTTGTTACTCACAGTAATTCCACCTTTATCGTTTGCATAATCTTGAACATATAAAGGTTGTTGATTTGGTTGTGCGTAGTTTGTAGCAAATCCATCATAAACTGTTTTGTGTTTATCTAATATATTTGCTCTCTCTTCGGGTGTTATACTTGTAAAATATGCGTTCATAATATTGTTTTAAATATAAATATGTTGATTAAGAAGAATAATTTAATTACAATTATAATATGAAAGTTGATATTGATGAGTATGCCGAAGGGGCAGTCCTTTTAGATGGTTTAGAATCGGCAATAATTGGTATTGTTGAAGAATTTGGTAATGGTAGAAGAATCTTATATTCAAAACCAAAGATTCTATCAATACTTTGTGAAAGAGATTCAATGACCAGGGAAGAATCTGAAGAATTTTATGATTATAACATACTTGGTCTTTATGCTGGTGAGCAAAACGCAGTATTTTTAGACATACCCATCAAACCTGTTTTTACAAACGATTCTTGGTATTTTGAATTTTTAGAAAGTTAAAATATATACCGATAAAACTTTACTGGATAAACGTTGTATACATCTATTAATATTTTCTAAATTAATTTCCTTGTTGTTTTTTTCTAAGAATTTCATTGCCCCTGAAATCATTTCTGATTGAGCTTGATTTGCCATTTCTAAAACTTCATCACAATATTCATTTTTATGATTTTTAAGAAAAATATCAGCTTTAATTCTATCCCTACCCATATACAGGTATGGTGCTGCACCAGCCATATTTACCAAACTACATTCTCTGAGTTTTTTTAAATAATCTCTTAAAAATTTACTGTTAAAATACTTAAAAACATCAATGTTTTTAATTAACTCTTCGGTTCTTTTCCACTCGGCATTATTAAAAGATTCTTTCAAATCTTCATTCTTTTTTTTCCATAAATCAGTTGTAGAAATTAGATTTAAAGATGAACCATTATCCCATCTAACTGAATAAATTGTCTCACCCATTACGTCATTAACATTCGTAACAACACCTTCAGTCGTTGGTGGGACATTACTATATTCGTCTTCCATATGTAGAAGAATTACTTTGTCACCAACTTTAAGTTCAGGATTTATCATTTTATGCCTTTATAATTAAATATTAACTAATATTTATATAAATATGAATTCTAACTTTATTATTACTGAAGAACAAAAAAAATTAATAATTAATGAATCAATTGGTTCAGAATTAGGTGAGATAGTGAAAGAAAATTACGAATTTGTGAAAGATATTTTAAAAAAAGCGTCAGAACAAATAGGTGTTAATTTAGAATTTGCCATCACTTGGGGGGCAACGATTGGCGGTTTAGTTGGTCCGCTTAATGATTTTGTTATGGGAGTTTCTACTGAAATTAATGATGTTGAATTATCTTTATTATTAACCGGAGTCATTGCCGTTATTTATTTTGACAATAAAAAATTGATAACAACTATATTAGAGAAAATAAAAGAAAAAGGTTTAGAAGATATTTTCAAAACCACTCTAAAAAAAGGAGAAGAGTTAAAGAATGTTTTTGTTACATTTATTCAATCTTTAAATTTAACCACACATAAGATAATCAATATAGTAAGTTATACTTTTATTGTACCTTTAATCCCACAATTATTTGAATTGGCTCATAATGGTGAATTCACAGAAACCGACATAAGACAAATTGCCTTGAGATTGTCCTCTTTTGGAGTTTTAACAGTTTCTAGTTTGATTATTAGAGAGTTAGTTAATAAAATGTTAGAAAGATTCAAAAATTAATTTTTTGAATTGTAATCAATCAAAGTATCTATTACTATATTTTCTTCGTCGTTTGTTAAACCGTGAATATCTTTATGTATGTTAAACCAATGTCTAACAACATCTACAAATGGTACTTTCTTTAATTTTGACAATCTTTTAAAACCTTTTACTTGGGCTTGTATTTCGTGAGGTTGCAAGTAATATTCTAAATTATTCTCGGTATCTAAACTAACGTCATCTAAATCTCCCCTATACTCTTGTCTACCATGTTCTAATTCGTGAGTAATTATTTCATTCAGTTCACCAATTATATTATAAAAATCACGTCTTAATGTTTTAGGATTACATATAATTAATAATTCAATAATCTCTTCTTCAGGAACATAACTACCGTTAATCTTAAACCCTTCCATTTTTTTATCGTGACGTATATCTAACTCAACTATAAATTCTAAAGGGTAATTTTTAAAAGTATAAAAATCTTCATCACCAGGTAAAAAAAAATCCCCCTTTTTGTTAGTTTTCAAAATATTAACAATATCTCTAACAACATCTCTTGTTGCTTTACGACTCATTCTTTGTTCTGTTAAATAATCTTTTTTAGGAAGATTAAGATTTATTTTATTTATTTTAACATGTTCAATATTGGCAAATCTTAATAAAGATTCAATTTCGTGTTCTAACCCCCATGTAATAAGATTGGTTTTTGTTAATTTTTCCGAAATTTTATCAAAATCTAAATCATTAGGTTCTATATCCCCACTTTTAATTTTTGAGATATCTAAATCTTCAATAGAAGATGGTCCGGTAAGATATAGATAAGTTAACAAAGGTTTATTTATTTTAACAATTTCAACATCAACTAAATAAAACTTAACCCAATCACCAATATTTATCAAATCTTTAGTTCCAACAATATTAATTTTAAAACTAATCTTATTTTTATCTTCTATTGTAAAAACAGGACCATTGTATTCAAAAACTTGTTCGTTGAAGACATGATTTAATTTTTCATAATTCATATTAATAAATACTATTTCAAATTACTTTATTTTTAATTATAATTCCATTTATGGAACTATTAAACACACATCCCGTAAAAAAATCTGATTTAGGGTTTCACGGTAACCTATTTGGGGGAAAATTATTATCTATTCTAGATGCCGCCGCCGCAGGATATTCTATGCAAATTTGTGATACCCCAAGAATGGTAACAGTATCTATTGATAAATGTTATTTTGAAAAACCTGTGAAGGAAGGTCAACTTTTAAAGATTTACGGGTACCCATCAAAATTAGGAATAACATCTGTTACATTATATATGGAAGCAAGAGCTCATAATGTTTATACAGGTAATCAAATCATAGTTTTAAGAACAAATATTAAATTTGTGAGTATTGATGAAGACGGTAATCCAATTCCTTTAGGCGAAAAGGCAAGAAGAAGGATTACAAATTTAATTGACAAAAGTTCTAAACCTGAATCTTAATTTTTAATTTACCATCACCTTTAATTGCTCTGTGGTAAACCCCTGCCGGAATAAAGTATTTTTGATTTTTTTCTAATATAACAGGTAATTCGTCATCTAATTGGAGTTTCCAATTATTACCTTCAATAACTTCAATAGTTCTATCTTCTCTGTCACGATGCCATAATAATTCAACGTCAGTAACATTCTCTTCAAATGTCCTTTCTTTAACATTTGAATTTAATATAACGTCTTCGTATGGTTTAATATCGTTTTTCATTTGGATTACCAATAACCCGGATATGTCTTACCACCCCAAAGGTGTCCAAATCTATTGATTCTACAAGCCCAATAACCAGCCTTTGTTCTATCTTTTTTCTTATCACATTGGTGTCTTGCAGCAAATGATTTACGTGCTTTAGGGTTAGAGACCTTAGCGGTTAACCCACCATGAACATCACCAAATGATATTTTTTTGATATTACCTGTTGATGGGTTTTTAACATAAACAACATATTTTTTTCCACCACCAGAATTTCTCATAGGTTTCCCTAATTGTACTTTTCTACCTTTGTATTCAGATTCATTTAAGTTCTCTTCAATAAATGGAACGTCAAGATAGATAATATCCCCATTAGACAAAGTAACAGTTTTCCCCATATCAGATTCAACAATATCTGTTTCATCTTCATTTAAGTCAATCATATCATTTTTGTATAATTCTCTTACTTCATTAATTAATTTAAAGAAGTTTTCAGAAAGAGGTCTGTAAACATTTTCAGTTAATGGAATCTCATAATCCAAGTGATATTTTAAACCTTCTGAAATTATTTTATCGTTTTTCATCTGTTGGTGGTTTTAATACGGTTAACGCTTCAGGGAAACTTTTATCTAAAACTTCCTCATTTTTATCGTTATATGGTATATTTTGTAAAATATATCTAATAGCGTTCAATCCTGAAATTCTTTTATCGTTTGAATCAATAATCACCCAAGGATGATTAACTGTTGATGTCTTATCAAATAGTTTTTCTTTAAATTCTGTAAATCTATCCCACAAATCTTGCATCTTTTCATCATTAGGTGAATACTTCCAATATTTTAAAGGTGATTGTTGTCTCATTTCAAATCGGTTCGCTTGTGTTATCTTATCTATTGAAAACCACAATTTAAATAGGTAATCCCCGTCTTTTACTAACCCCTGTTCAAACCCTTCAACGTTATCCATAAAATCTTCATATTCTTCAGTAGAACCATAACCCATGACAGGTTCAATTAATCCCCTGTTATACCAACTTCTATCAAATAAATTAACTTTTCCTGGTTGAATTTGACCTCTATATCTATCCCACCAATTTTTTCTTTCTTCAGGTGTTGGTATACCAAGAGCAATTATATTATAAAATCTTGGATTCATATTCTCAACAAATTTTTTAATTACTGAACCTTTACCTGCAGAATCCCTACCTTCAAAAACAATAATCACAGTTTTACCTGTATTATGTAACCATTCTTGTAATTTTAATAATTCAACCTGTAAATAATAAAGTTCTTCTCTATAAACTTTTTTTGGAATGATAGAAGGTTCTTGTGGTTCTAACTGTGGTAAATCATCTTTTTCAGGTTCCTGTAAAATAATGTTTATTTCACGTTTTTTAAGTGACTTTAGTAACTTTTTGAAGAAATCCAAAATGTTTCTATTTTTATCACCTTTCATTTTAAGGACTTTCAAAACACCTCTTTCTAATAAATTAAAATCAACAATTTGATTTTTTGAATAATCAACAACTTGATTTAAATCTTTCTGTAATTGAGCACTGTATACATCACTATATTTTAAAATATCAATAATCTTTTTAATTTTAGATTCTGATTTTTCCTCATTTATTAAATGTTTATTTAAATTTCTCATTTAGAATATTTTTTTAATAAGAAAGACAAACCAAAGAAAAAACCCGAAATAAAATACAAAGTTAGATTTGCATACCACAAACTCCCTGTTAGTGAAATAAGCCAATATTGAACGGCATCGAATCCAAGTGGGTTGAAGAACATACCTAACATTAAAAGCTTTACGGAAATATTTTCTAAAAATATTTTTTTCCAAGTTCTGTATACTATCTCCATCTTCCATGCTAACGGATTTACTATTTATGATTTATTCAAATGGAATTATCATTTGATAAATATTTGAAATACTGAATAATTTAACATCTATAAGTATTTATATAAGAAAAATAGTCAATTTATGAAAAAAAGAAGTATTAACTCTAATTTAATTCGCAACACACTTAGACAATATATCTCAGAACAAGATATGCCTGTTAAAGACGAAATGGTTGAAAAGAAACCAAGATGTTTAACAACTAATTCTTTACCATTAACGGAACTCACTGGAGAAGCTGAAAATTTTACGGAATACACTCCAAGTATCACAAAAAGAAAAAATGGTGTTAACTCTTTAGTAGATACATTAGGTATTTTAAATAACTTAAGATTATTTAAAGACGTTAATGATGGTGGTGAACATCTATCTTACGAAATGTTACAAAATTTAAACAATTATAGAAATAGAAATTATTTTGACGAAACTTCAGGTCAATGTAACAAAGCGATGGACAAAGTAATTGAACTTTACAAGGAAAATGAACATGGTACTGAGTTAGTTAAAGACATTGAAAAAGTATTATCATTACAGACCAAAGATGATGAATTAACTCCATCACCAAGAGCTAAAGAATACTTAAAAAGATGTATGGAATTAGTTAAAGGAAAATAATCAATTTAACGATAAATGAAGAAGGGACATGTGTCCCTTTTTTTATTTTAAAAACTATTTATAATAATAAACCAAATTAAAAAGTAAATAGTTAAAATGGCAAAAGGAAAACTTTCAACTGATGGGTCAAAAGAAACTTTCGGAAAAAGACGAGAAGGTGTATCAAAGAAAAAATACGGACCAAAAGAACAAAAACCAAAAAACTACAAAGGACAAGGTAGATAAACCAAAAAAAATTAAAATTATGAAAAACAAGAAATTTTTCTTTGGATGGGAAAATATTAAATGGGTTATTTCTGAATTAGGTAAAATGTATTCAAGTAAACCTTCATTTTTTTCTAAAAAAAGAATTGAATCAGGTATTGCATTTGTTATCGCACAATGGGGTATGATTTTCTTTCTATTGGAAAAACATTCTGAGATGTCAATAACTGATTTAGTAATGTGGACCGGTGTTGAATTTGCCGTTTCAGGATATATAATTCACCAAATTCAAAAAGAAAAGAAAGAAGAAGATTTACCAACAACTGATGAAGACCAACCTGAAATAAATTAAAAAACCCCTTTTGGGGTTTTTTTTATCTTCTAACACCTGGTTTACCATTACCTCTTTGTGGTTCATTATTTCTTTTATAATTAGTTACGTTTGGTTTTGGGACACTAATTGATGGTGGTGGTGGGTTATGTTGTAGTGGAGGATTTTGTTGTTGGTAGTTATAGTTTGGATAATAATTATTATTTCTATTATAGTAGTTATAATCAGGATAGTTGTTATAATAAGTCGGAGGTAAAACTGTTCTGTTACCATAATAATCTTCAGACGATTCTGGTCTTGATTTTGGTTCGTGGTGTGTTACCCAAAACTCTTCAGTTCTATTCCAATACATTTCATCATCTTCAGGTCTGTGTCTATCATCTGTTAGATTTTCAAAACTAGCACAAGATGTGAATAATAAGATAAAAAACAATACATTAATATTTTTCATATATAATTTAATTACCAATCAATTCCAGGTCCAAATTCCCTGTCGTCTATTATGTTTTCAATATACAATTCTATATTTGGAATCCACTCACTAACTCTAGCGGCAATTTCTTCAATTAAATTATCAAAATCTTCTCTTTTTGAGTTTTTGTGTATGGTAACTAAAACTAATACACCGTCATTAAAGTGAATATAATCCTTTTTAGCCACATCATTAACAACTATTTTATTAACAGAATTAATTTCATCAAGTTCATCCATCTCACCCATTCCCCAATCTTCAGATTCTGCACGTAATAAATTAAGTTCAGAATCAATTAATGATTGAATTGTCGGTTGAAGTGATTTAACTTGTGACTCTGTAATAATATACTTCATATAGAATAAATATTACCCTTGTAAGAAAGATAATACCTTTTCTTTAACCCCAAGTTGTTTGATACCCTCATTATTCAAAGGTGTTAAAACAAAGTTATCAAGTCCCCACTCGTGTTCAAATTCCATTCCGTATTGTAGTCCGGTCTTTCCCATATCCAAATCATCAATCGCCACCCAATGTGTTACTTCGGGATGTTCCTTTAACCATTCTTGGATTTGTACACTTCTTGTTCCTTCCAAATCCCAATTTCGGAACCAAGTTACTTTGTCACCATCAATCACATTTGTTGTGAAATCAATTGGTCGTTTGATGATACCTTGTTTTTCATAGTAATCACCCATCTCCTCAACTGAACACCAAACTTTCCAATCAGAAGATACAACGATTTCAGCGCCAGTCTTTTCCAAGATTTCATTTAATACCTTGATTGCCTTCTTATCAAAGTTATCAAAGCGAGCATCAACAGGTAATGTCATCACATCTTGACTTAACTTTCTTTTAGCCTTTGTTTGTTTTTTAAATCGTGACCCCCAATTACCTGATAAACAGATAACTCCATCGTGGTCTAACATTATTACGCGCATATTATTTCTTTGGGTTTTTTTCTCTACCTGAACGTTTTTTTACAGGTTCGTTTTTGTATTTGATATCAACAGAAATTGGTCCGTTCTTGAACTTATCTAAATCATAAGTCCATGTTGATATTGTTTCTTCATCTTCGTAAACTCTTGTAACTATTTTCATATTAAAGTATTAAAAATAAAATTAAATAAAAAATACCAATTACCACTAATCCAACTAAAAACGTACCTATTAGGTTTGCAATTTCTTGTTGTATTCCCTCAAATTTAGCACCTCTTTTATAGTAATCCATAAATCGGCTAAAAGACGTGAATATTAAACAGTTTATAAAAAATCCAATCATATACAAATATACTAAAAAAAATAAAACCCCCAAAATTTTGAGGGTCTTATTTTATAAAATTTTAAGTTATTTCTTAACTTCTTCAAAATCAACATCAGATACTTCAGAATCTTGTTCGGTCATGTTTTCATCACCTTGACCATAAAGTGTTGAACTTATCTCTTGGAATGTTGAATTCAATTTATCCATGTTAACCTTAATATCTTCAACATTTCTTTCTGAATGTGACTTTTTCAATTCATCAAGTGCGGTATTGATATCTGATTTTTGAGTTTCAGTTAGTTTATCATCTAAATCTTTTAATGTTTTTTCAATTGAAAAGATTAGTGAATCCGCTTGATTTATTGTTTCAGCATCTTCTTTTGCCTTTTTATCAGATTCAGCGTTCATCTCAGCTTCTTTTCTCATGTTTTCAATTTCTTCTTTTGAAAGTCCTGAAGAAGCCTCAATTCTAATGGTTTGTTTCTTATCCGTTCCTTTATCAACTGCTGATACATTAATGATACCATTCGCATCAATATCAAATATCACTTCAATTTGTGGAACCCCTCTCATTGATGGTGGAATACCATCCAAGTGGAAACGTCCAATACTTCGGTTGTCTTTAGCCATCGCTCTCTCACCTTGTAATACATGAATTTCAACGGTAGGTTGGTTATCAACTGCGGTTGAGAATACTTGTGATTTCTTGGTTGGGATTGTGGTATTTGCTTCAATTAATTTTGTGAATACTCCACCCATTGTTTCAATACCAAGTGATAGTGGTGTAACGTCTAACAATAACACATCTTTAACATCACCTGCTAATACTCCCGCTTGAATAGCCGCTCCAAGAGCAACAACCTCATCAGGATTAACACCCTTTGATGGGTCCTTACCAAAGAACTTCTTAACTGCTTCCTGAATTGCCGGAATACGTGTTGAACCTCCAACCAAAATGATTTCATCAATATCAGTTGTCTTAAGTCCTGCATTTTTCAAAGCCGACTTACAAGGAGCAATAGTTCTTTCAACCAAACTATCAACAAGTTGTTCAAACTTAGCTTTAGATAAAGTTCTTACCAAGTGTTTCGGTATACCATCAACAGGCATAATATATGGTAAGTTAATCTCCGTAGATGGTGAAGAAGATAATTCAATCTTCGCCTTCTCAGCTCCTTCACGAAGACGTTGAAGAGCCATAGCATCTTTTGTTAAGTCAATTCCGTTTTCATCCTTGAACTCGGTAACTAACCAGTCAATGATTGCTTGGTCAAAGTCATCACCACCAAGGTGTGTGTCACCATCAGTAGACAATACTTCAAATACACCATCACCAAGTTCCAGCACAGATACGTCATGAGTTCCCGTTTTGTTATCGTTAGGTTCTTTATCCTAACATCTATGACTTTCATCATAGTCCAGACTATATCTTAATAGATGTTAAAAAATCTTCTACGTTTTCTTGGAATAAAAGTTTATAGATTAAATTATTTTTTAATGAGTAATTTTCCGCCTCCGTCTGTTTAATTTTCCAAACTCCGGATTTTAATTGGTTCCTATGCCAAATGTGATTACCTTTTAACTCAATTAAAAAACCATACTTTGGTAATAAAAAATCAACCCTATATTTGTGATTTACACCTTTATATTTGTAATCAACATTCACACCATCTAATATTTGAATATTTAATAATTCACATTTAACAATAAAATCTTTTTCTAATTTACTTTGGTATGTTATCACATCACCAAATTTAGTTTCATATCTTCTTAGTTTGAATGTTTTATTACAAAAAGAACATTTAGGACATAAAATTTTATAATTACTTACCTTATCTTTAGGTTTTCTTGTGGTATTAAAAACATCGTCACAATTATCACATTTATATTGAATGTTACTTAATAGTACCTTTTCATTATCTATTATAACATATTGAGAATACTTAGATTGATTACCAACTTTTAATGTTGGTAAAAATTGGATGTTTTTGTTTATTATATCAAATCCGTTAATTTTAACAATTTTAGGTTTAAGTACATCAAATTCTGACTCTAAAATATGTGTTTCATAATATTTGTTAATAAAATCTTTATTTTCTAATTTGAAATCATTTGTTGATTTCTTAATTAAAAATTCTAAGTCATTTCTTTTGACCGAAACTATTTTTTTTTTAAAATTAGGGTTTCTTAATAATTCACTATGTTTTTTTCGTTTATCCTCATTTTCTTTACATTTAGGACATACTAATGTGGTTTTACTTAAAAATTTTTTAAGATGAATGTTATTTATATTTCCACATAAACACTCGTATTTTACTTTATATAATTTACTGTTTAATGGTGTTTCATTATTAAATAATGTTAATGACGAGACATCTAAATTAGAGTATTTGTTTTTATACTCTAATAATTTGAGAGATTCTTTTTTTATAATAACACTATCGTTATTATAAACCTCTATAATACTTTTTTCCAATAAAACAAAGAACTTTTTTGTGTCTTCTAATTTTTTCATGATATCCTTTTATTATAAATATCACAAAAATATCAAAAGTTCCACCTATTATCGGTTTTCGTGGGTATTTTTTCTTAAATATTAAGATTACTTTACCTAGTCGTTGAACGTTTATCTTATCACTAAGACACTTCGCTGCGGATTTCCCAATTTTAACTTATTTTACCATACCTGAGTGATTAATTCAGCCACTACACATATCTCTATTATAGTTTGGTTAGTCAAACTCTAAGGGGTTCCCCGTCAATTTACCGATTTTTAATTTTACATATTAATAAATTAATACGTGGAGGCGTGAATTTCACCACCGCAATCAAAGACAACAATTTTACTATCGCCCTTTTTGTCAAGACCATAAGCTAACGCTGCGGATGTCGGTTCATTTATTATACGACGAACCTTTAATCCCGCAATCTCACCGGCTTCTTTCGTCGCCTGACGTTGAGCGTCGTTGAAGTATGCCGGAACTGTAATAACTGCCTCAGTTACTTCACTTCCCAAATAATCTTCAGCAGTTTGTTTCATCTTCTGAAGAACCATTGCTGAAATCTCTTGCGGTGAATATTCCTTACCGTCAATCTCAACACGAGGAGTCCCTTTACTGTTCACCACTTTATAGGGAACACGTTTAACCTCACCCTTACTTTCATCAAAGCTCGTTCCCATGAAACGTTTGATAGATGAAATAGTTTTATCAGGATTAGTGACCGCCTGACGCTTAGCCGGGTCACCAACCTTTCTCTCACCACCATTTAAGAAACCTACAATTGAAGGGGTAGTTCTTTTTCCTTCACTGTTTGTAATCACAATTGGTTCGTTGCCTTCCATTACGGCAACACATGAATTTGTAGTACCCAAATCCACTCCGATAATTTTTCCCATAGTTTAATTTAATTTTGTTTAATAATATTGATTATTTTTTATGGAGTCAAGTCCGACCCCCATTATTAAACAATGTGCCAAAATAAAAAAAACTGACATTTTGTCATATAAATCAAACTGAGATAATGGCACTTATTTCCAAAACAACTGAACCATCAATATCATTAAACTCAATACTAAACACACACCAGTTTTAATTGTTATCGGTTCCCCAAATAATGTAGTTGACATAATTGTAAACATTATTGTTCCAATAACAAACCCTATTAATCTAGATGGCCACAACTGACCATTAAAATGTTGGACCATCAAACCAACCGATGTCATAAATAATATTGATATAGGAATCCCCATTAACACGACCAACCACTGATGATTTTTCATCCACTCAAACTTCCATCTTCCTTGTAGTTGTAAGAAAGTTAGTACTTGAGCGAGCGCTCCCACTAACATTGCTAATATTAATTTCATATTTCTTTTACAATATAATATAAAAATCATATTAAATCATTTATTTTTCAAAAATATCACATATTTATTTCAAAATGACAAACACCAATTTAGAAAATATATAAATAATCCTCCTTCGGGAGGATTTTTTTTGCCCTTTTAATAAATAAAATAAAAAAAAACAAAAAATGAAAAACACAGAAACTTACAACGAGTTAGTTCAAAAGATGAGAACATTCTTCCAAAACAAAGGATTTAAAGAAGTTCCAACCCAATCAAGATTGTCAATCTTGGCAGCATGTGAAAACCCACACTCAATAACAACATTTAATTATCAAGGAGAAGTATGGCCATTACCACAGACAGGTCAAATGTGGTTAGAATACGAACTTCTTAAGAATCCTGAATGGAATGGTGTATATTGTATTTCAACGTCTTATAGACAAGAAAAAGACCCAATTCCAGGTCGTCACGAAATGATTTTCCCAATGTTTGAGTTTGAATCAAAAGGTGGAATAAAAGAAATGTTAAAACTTGAATCAGAACTTTTAGATTATCTTGGATTTGATAGTCCTGTAGAAGTAAACTATGATGATGTTTGTGAAGAATATGGTGGAGTTCAAATTTTAGAGAACGAACACGAAACAAGAATGTGGGAAGAAAAAGGTCCAGTAGTATCTCTACAGAACTTCCCGTACAGAACAAATCCATTTTGGAATATGAGAGAAGGTAAAAACAAAATATTCAACAAAGTTGATGTGATATTATTTGGTCAAGAAACAATTGGTTCAGCAGAAAGAAGTTCTAATGTTGAAGAAATGAGAAATAACTTCTACACGATAGAAAATGGTGGTTATTCTGCGAAGTTGTTTGAATTATTCGGTAAAGAAAGAGTTGAAAAAGAATTGGAAGAGTTTTTATCACATGATTTCTTCCCACGATTTGGTGGTGGAATAGGAATGACTCGTTTAGCTAGAGCTTACGAATTAAATAAAAAACTTAACGAAGAGGTTTGGGAAACTGAATCAACAGGATATTAAAAATGAAAACCCCCACTTGAAAGAGTGGGGTTTTTAATACTATCTTAATTTATTAGATATTTTCTTCACCTTCTTGTGTTGGTTCCTCAGTTGGGTATTCCTCAACGATTAGTTCCTCATATACTTCAGGTTCAGTATAAACAATTGGTTCTTCAACAACCACAGGAGTTTCTTCTTTAACTTTTGTAACTATAACAACTGGTTCTTGTGGTGGTCTTGGTGTTGTTGGGTATTCCGCAACATTAGATAATACTGTCCCGTCCTCTTCATCAACCTTTTGAATTAACATCTTGTCTCTGTCCTCAGAGTTAAACCAGTAATCAACAACCTTGTTAAGATTACCAACGAACGCTCCGAACAATATCAATAACATTTCTTTCCAGTTCTCTTCAATTGATACACCGAAAAATACTGCGGAGTTTATACCGGCAATGATAAAGAAGAATAAAAACAATACAATCATTGTTATCTTCCATCTGTTTGCTTGCATTTGTTGAAGCATATAATAAAAACGATTTTTATCTTCAACCTTTACATACGGAGTTTCACCGAAAATTAATCTTTTAAATCTACTCATTTTTTTTATTTTTTTATTTATTTATCTTTGTTAGGACTTGCTCCATACTTCACCCCAAGTATTGTTCCCACGATACTGAAACTATTTGTTAATAGAATACCGAACATATTACTCCAAGTGGAACCAATGATATCTGTATCCATTCCTATTGTCATAGAATAAACATATATTCCAGTCGTAATACATCCAACACCTATGATTACATAAAGAGCAACTCTAACAATATTGTTTATCAACTCAAACTGAGTTTTCTTCTGTATTAAATCTAAATTGTTTTCCGCTTCATTCTTAGCATTTTCAGCAGTTATTCTTGCTTGTTCTGACTTAACCATTTCTGTTTGAAGTTCATCAGTCAATCTCAAATTCTCCTGTTTCCATTCATTTAATTCTCTGTTTTGAACTTCAAATGTTAGTTTTGACTCCTCAACATTTTTTAATGTTTCTTGGAGTTCCTCCATCATTCTTTGATTCTCTTCATTGAGTGTGGTCAAATCTTTGTTCTGAATCTGAACCTGTTTTGTTATCTCCAAACGTTTACGTCTAGTTAACCCATCTTTTTCAATACAAGTTTTAAGATACTCTTTGAACTCCTCGTCGTCTTGAGCATCTATTAATTTAGTAATATTACCTTCAAGTCCAATGTTCTTGGTCTTAAGGGTATCTATTAATATCTTCTTTGTATCTTTATCTAAAACTATCATTTATAAACTTTAAATGGTGCGGTTCTGTTTTTATATCCTTCGTAATCTTTTCTAAATTCTTCCAATCTTGGTTCAATATCGTCTGACTTGATAATCCAAAACTGAGCACCAGCCTGAACAGCTTTAGCCTGTTCTTCAGGTTCGTTACTTGAAGATATGATACCAATAACTACATTATTACCATATTCAAAATTAATCTTACGGATAAGTTCAATACCATCAAATGATGAACCTATAATGTTTAAATCCACAAATACACATTCAGGTTTCCCATTAGGGCTTTTTTGCCAATCGGCAAATAATTTAGCGGCTTCATCTGAACTGTTCAAACTTCTTAACGACAATGTAATGTCAAGTAATGAACAAGAGTCCTCAAATACCAAGTGGAACAAATCCTCGTCATCCACTAACAAAATTGAATCAATCATTTTTTCTTTATTTTATTTTTATTTTCATTTTGGTCCCACTTTCAATTTTCTCACAACTCAATTTAAAACCATGTTCTTCTAATATTGCAACACAAATATTCAACCCAAGACCTTTTTCGTCACCAGTGACATCGGCCTTCTTTGAATACTTTGTTAAATGTTTTTCAAATTGTTTTTGTGAGAACCCTTTACCATTGTCCTCAACTATTAAATATTCTT